CAAACACTTGCTCAGCTTTCACTTGATGGGGATTCGCATAATCTGCCTTATGCGCATCAAGCTCGGCCCGCACCGCCCCCGCTGCTGCCTCTGCCTTCGCCTGTGCCCCTGCGGGGGTTTCATGCCCGCTGTGTGGTGCTGCTGCGTTGATGTGTGAATTTATGTTACTTTGTAATCCATCTGTTACCTCAACAAGTTGTGATTGTGAAACAAAATTAGATGGAGTGTAGGTGACACTAATAACCGCGTTTTCATCGCTCGTAATGAAAAGAATGATGTCATGCGTGTGAACTGTATCAAATTGTTGCTCTGGGTTCGTTACTTGCGGTGGTGGAAGAATATTATCCGTGTCCGCACCGTCTATATACGAATAAGCGAAGAGTATTTCTTCACCGTTTGGATCTTCAGCGAAAAGTCCAATCTCTCTTATCGCAGTTGGAACCGTTATCCCTGCATTGTTAATTTGCACTGGTATGATAACGACAGATGGGTTCCCGTCAATAAACTGCTTAGCACCTAAATCTATGTTCAACGATGGCTGTTCTGATACTAAAGTCGTTAATTGTCTTGGATCTCCCGATGGAATTCCGTTGCCAGCAGCAGCTCTATAAATGTTCACGCTGCCACCGTGTGCAAGCTGATACGATAGCAGTGATGCGCCAGCATTTGTTATTATAGACCTATAAGTAGCCATATGCACCTCCTATACTGCATGATGGACATGCTCCACATACGAAGTCGTAAAACCTACAAAGTATGGTGGAATCAACTCATGCTTTTGTTTGACGTAAATCGTTAAGTATGTTCTTATGTTCGCTGGCATAATGCTAAAGAGCACGCTAGCAATCGCGTCTCTTTGAGATAAACCGACGACGGTTGCAGTCACATACGCTTCAAATGTTTGATTGTCAACAATAAGATTAGCGTTTGGTGAAATACTCTTCAATATCTCCAGTACTCTCTTATATGTAAATGGCATTTGTGCTATATACGTTGTCAAAATTATGTTTCGCCTTTCTTCTAAGGTAAGAGCAGTATCGTGCGCTAATCCCAGTATTGTTTCCCATCTGTAGCAACCATACTCATTCATCGTTACCTTAAACATGTTGGCGATAACATTGTCTAAGGCATTACCGAAGTTATCAAATTCCACCTGTTCGCTGTCCATTATTTGCTGTATCTCTAAGAAGTCTTTTAACCAATCTGGTAAATATTCCTTAAGTAACATTGTTTATCTCACCAAGCAATGGAATTTGCTCATAGTTCAGCTCTACATTGTATTTTGTTCCATTAAGTTTAACGTCTGTAACGTCTAGCACACCATCTACTCCAAGGATAGCGGTCTCAACGTAGCTTTTTCTAACAGTGATGTAATCAACATCAGCCCACGTTTGTCTTAAGCTCAATAGATATTGTTCTATTGCTTCGGATACAGCATCGGATACGGAACCCCAGCTGTAGCCAGAAGCCAACGTTAACGCGAACGATATGTCTATAGTGACACCGATTACGCCTGTAACTGTAACGGTGTGTCCAATTGGAGCAGTCCCCAATCCAGTTCCTTGTGGTGGTGGATCTAATGTATTCTGAACTGTAGCAATCAACTGGGCAGATGGAACATTGAACAGGCTATCAATAATTACTACCTTAACTGTTCCACCACCTTGCCATGCTGGTATTACCTTACAACCGCCCACACCATATATTTGTGATACTTCGTATTTGTAATCGGCAATATTGCCACCAAATGGCTGTGTCCTTATACTTTGCATGTACCTTTGACGCAATGCTTCGTCTGTTTCTTCATCTTCGCCAGGCACTAATATGTCGCTTAACGTTGCTGAACCAAGGTCTGGAATGTAGTCAATTGGCGATAGGTAGCCAATGTGCGCATTCCCAATTGAACCAGCTGTTTCACATCTCATAGCAAACACACCAGCATCTAACTTTTCTACAGCCACATAATTAACTTCACCACCGCTAAACCTGCTTCCAATAGGGATGTCCTTTGGATTACCATTACTGTCAGTGAACATTCCTTTCCTTAGCGCATAGGAAGCTGGCAATCGAATAATACCTCTTTCCATGGCTAATTTGGTTAGGTCTTCGCCAGTTGCTGTATCTGGGAACACTCTTTCCATAATGGTGTCAAGTTCGATGTAAAGCTGAGCAAGTTCAGCGGCTGCTGGTGCTAATGCATCGTATATGATGCTGCCTTCCCTCTTATCTAAGCTATCGGGAATGCGGTCTAAACACCTCTGTAATATGTAATCAAATGTCATATGCTCATACATTTAATCTCAACTCACTTGTAATTGTATCATCACCATAAATAGTGCGCACCGTAAATGATGCGTTAACTGTTTTTCTATCTATCCAATCAAAAGAAAAATCTTCAACGCTAAGTATTCTGTCATCAGCCATCAAAGCTTCTGTGATAATCCTTCTAAGCTCAGAATTGATTGTTAGTCCGCTACGTCCGATGAGAGAGTTCAACTCTATCCCATAATTCCAGCTATAGATAAGGTATTCATATCTTTCGGTTAATAAAATGCACATTATGGCTTGTTTTACGGCTTCTTTACCATCAACAGCACCAGCGATGCGTTTTCTATCAAAGTCGAGCTTGTACGTCAAACTTGGCTGCCTGACGTTATCAAATGCTACATCAGCCAATGGGATGCCACTTACTTCTGGTGTTAGTGCCATCATATCGCCCCCAGTAGTATCCAATCATTGTCCTCTTTGTTCCTAAACAGCGCTACACTTGTTCCTTTTTCAAACTGTTGATTATTGATAACTTTCACCTTGTCTGCTGTTAGTTCCATGCCGTTGTTCAACTTTACCACAAGCGCTTCTGTTATTTCAGATGTAACAATCCCATACAATACTGTTTTCTTAAATGGCAAATAGCCTAGAATGAGAAATTGTTGCCCGCCAAAGTTTCTTAGCAGCACTAATTTATCTCCAACATCAAATGTCATGCCGTCTATTACGATTAATTGCGGACTACTAATCTCTAGCTTTTCATCAATCCTAACCGTTAATGGGGATACTTTTACAACCGTGCCATAGATTATTTCAGCAGGCTTCTTCGCATCGATGGTTTGATTTGCTATTTGTTTTATGGTGTACATCAGTGCCATGGTTACACCGCCTTTAAGCTCAATCTCATGGTCTCGTCTAGGAGATCATGCTCGGCGCTTTCAACAATGTAATACTGGCTTTGCTTTAACTGCTCTATGTGCACATAAATCGAACGCCCAGCTCTAATTCTTAAGTCGCTTATTGCTGTAATATCAAACGTTTTCGTTGGTCTGTTGTAAAGTGCTATCTTGGTTTCACCGTGCTGCTTAACTTGTGCTGGCGTCATATTCTCATCGACAACCTCATAGTCTTGTAGCACTCCCCATAAAGTCATATTTTTGCTGTCTTGCCAAATATAAATTTCACGTTTACCCGTTTCACTATTGTTACGTCCAAGTTTAATCTTGTTAAAGGTCCTATTATCGATGCTTGATGTATACGTATACCCAGTAGCGTATGAATTATCACCAATAACAATATTGGCTATCCATGATTTGATGTTAGATAACTTAAGACTGCCAAAATCGTCCCATAAATAGTACATTTCACCAGTGTTTATCAGGGTTATATCCAGTGCCTTAAGTATGGTGTCGTATAGCGTTTCGTTGTCCATTACCAAAGACGGAATGACGTATTTGGTGTTTTCAGCTCCTCCTAAGTTCAGCTTAAAGTCTGAAGCTATCTTTTTTACAATTTCGTCAGCTCTCTTGTTTGTGAACACATATGTTTCTTTGTTCTTTAGATAACGTAGCTGGTCATATGCAACAATTTCAGTCTCATCATTTTCATTTTGTGTTATCTTGAACACGTAGCCGTAGAATATACCTTTGTTTGTATCATCTAGTACGGTTACAATACCACCGTGTGTCCATACAATCTCTGGGTATGTCATTGCAGTTAACTCTAACTTGCCTGGACTATCCCTTCGTTCTGTAAACCATGACGCCTTAGTAATTAAGCTAGTAATGTCATGAGCTGCACCGCTTACATTGTTCTGGTAGTATATCCTCATGGTATCGTTAAAACCTGCCCTGGATAAATTGTGTACTTAGAATTGCCGTACTTCTTATTAGCTTTGTCGATGATTTCCTTATTGGCGTCGTATATCTTCGGATACTGATTTCCATCATTGTAGAATTTTTTAGCGATTGCCCATAAGCTATCTCCCTTAACAACTGTGTATGTTTTAGGCTTCGGAGGTGTTCCAGTTCTCTTCGGTTCACTTGCTGTTGCAGTTGTCTTTGTTGTAGTTTGTGTTGGCGTTGTCAGTTTTGTTTCCTTAAGTATTAACTTGCTTGGTGAATAGTCCACCCATTCGGTCAACTTAATTGTGTAATATATGTCGCCTGGCTCGCCTCCCTTTTCACTGTAAGAGAAGCTTTCTATTGAGTACCAGCCGTTTATGTCAAGGTCGTTGCCGAGCAATATGAAGATTATCGGTTTTGCTTCGACCATCACTTTGTCAATGCTCATTACGATGTCTAGTGCGTTGCCAGTGAAGTCAACAACATATGGTGCCATATACGATGGGAAGAATGAATCCCAGCTTATCGTTTTTAATCCGCGTTTCCTCAATCTATTTACTTCGCCGAGCTGAAGCACTTCAACTTTTGAGTTTTTACCTTCTAGCTCCACCGTCAGCTCACTAGGTAGAACTGGTATTTGTATCTCTTTATTGTCTATAACGATAAACATTCTATACTGCACTACTGATACACCCCTTCAGCAGCAGCATAAAACTCATCTTCCAATTTTTTCTCAATTGTCCTAACCACTTCGTTAATATCAACTTTTTCAGATATTGTTGCATTAACTGCTACGGAGGGTGTCAGTTTCACAAAGTTTTGTACGTACTTAATTTCGGCTAATTCTCTTAGTAGCTGCAAATCTTCTTCAGCAAGGTCAATACTTTTTACCTTATTCACAGTGTCAACTTCATCTAGGGAGTCTGGGAATGGGGGAAACGCTTTTTCTTGAGCTTCTTTTTGCATTCTAGCTATGTCCTCTTGACGTTTCATGTGATTGCTCTCTAACCTGTTCATGTTCTGAGCAAATTCTTGTGCTACGGCTTGTTGTGATTTCGCTAGCTTGGCGTCATTCTCAGCCATCTTAGCTGCTAATGATGCCTGACTAGCCGCGATCTTGTTTTGATATTCCTGAACAGATGATGTAACGGTAAGTTCTCCGATATTTACGCCTGGTATAAGGTTAAGTCCTCTGATAACTAGGTTGATAGCCCCAACTGCCTGCTTAACGAACCAATCAATTGCTCCTAGTATCTTTGCAAGTATGCCCAAAGCAAAGTAGGCGATTGAATAACCCATGCTATATAGACCATTTTGCATGTTTTCAAACGCAGCGTTCACGTAACCTATAACAGCAAGGAAGTAAGCCCATAGTTGACCTAGCCTGTATTCTAAGAAATCTGCAGTTATAGCCCAAGCTACTCTTACCCCACCGACTTTATTAATCCACATCACCAGCCCGCTAACTACTAGACCAATAGCGGCAGCAATGCCAACGAGCGGTACACCAAGTAGGGTCACTGTGAATGCTTTGGTAGCTGCGTTCGCTGCCCATGTGGCTATCGTGTTAGCTATCAGCACACCAGTGTATGTTCCAACAGCACCTACTAAGCCCCAGAATATTGGCTCTAGCCTAGACCAGTTGTCATAAATGTAGTTTGCTATTCTGTTTATGTACGTGATTACTGGCTGAATGTTTTGTAGTATAGCATTAAACGTCATGGTGAATATTTGAGATATCGTTTTAGGCATATTAGCAAATCGAGCCTCAATCTCGTCTGCGGTATTAAACATCGCTCTCTTGATTACTTGTGGAGTTATCTTCCATTGACTACCTAACTTTTGTAGTTGACCAGCGTTTACATTTAGTTCTTTTGCTATTTGCTTAGCTAAGAATGGGGCATTTTCTAAGACAGAACGGAATTCATCACCTTGCAATCTGCCCGAAGCTAGCGCCTGCGTTAACTGATACATAGCGGCTCTTTGTTCCCTTGCTGAAGATCCACCTACAATGAAGTTTTTATTCATCAACTCGGTAAACCTAACTAACTCCTGGCTGCTACTAAACACGTCGCCAGCGAGTATGCCTAGCTTTGTCACAACTTCAGCCATGTCAAGATACGAGTTCCTAGTTTCCGTAGCTGCTCTGAACATTCTATCTTGCAACTCTTGTGTTGTTTGTAATCCATCGTTCATTATGTCAATTCTCGCTCGTGTTAAAATAAACTGGTCAGATAATGCCTCTATTTGCTTAAGTCCTAGTAAAGAGACTATGCTGGCAGCAGTTATCCTTATGTTACGCCAAATACCAAGCAGCGAGTTGCCTGTTTGAGAAGCTTTTTTAGTAGCGGCGTCTATCTTATCAACTTCTGGCGGTATTTTGGAAGCTTGGTCTGCTGTTTCTCTCATCACAGATGGCGCTGGAGTTGTAGACATGGTAGCGTTGAAAGACTGCGCTCGTTCGTTTAGCTGAGAAAATGTCTGCGCTAACGTGTTAGCCGCTTGCTGTAACTGTTCTATCTGTGTTGGAACTGCAGTGGTAGCAGTTTGCACATTTACCTGTTCTACGTTTGTAGTGGCAACACCTTGGACATTCAAAGGAGGCATTGAAGTTACTAAGTTGTTAGTTAATTGCAACGCCGTATTGAGTTCATTAACGCGCTGTGTAATAGCTTGCAGCACGGATGACATGTTGTCCTGCAAAGTGATTACTGCTGTCAGCGTAGCCATTTTCAATGCCTCCTTTTAGCTTGTTCTAATTGTTTCTTACTTTCACGCATGCTTATATCGGCGCAAGCGTAAATAAACGCTCTTTCACGAATTGGCAACGACATAAGCTGCCCTGGTAATATGTGCCATTTAAGGAGGGCGTAGTAGGCGTAATTAGCTTCACCATCGCCCTCCTCTATGAGTTTTTTGCCTCTTCCCTCAGCTCGTCTAAGCTCTTATTAAAGCCGTTAATTTCTTGTACTGCAAACAACAGTTCGGCATATTGTCCTGCGGTCAGTATTTTCGTTAACAGGTTCTCAGCACCTATCACTCCATATTTCTTTTGTAATTCAGCGTCTTTCAGATTAGGATCAACGCAGCAGGCTACAATCAACTTGGCATTGTATGCGTCTGGGTCAAGCTCCATTTGCCTAGTGTGTGTTTCTTTGTCATAAACGTATTTCATGCACGCTTTTCGTATTTCTTTGTTTTCATCTTCGGTAATTGACTTGATTATGAATGGATACGGCAACCCAGATACCTTTACCTCTTTCTCAACAATAGGATTATACGTATCCTTCATTAAGAAATCTTGTAGCTTGCCCATGTTTTACAGCTCCTTAAATGGTGTCAGAATATCAAACCCAGTGAATGTAAAGTCGATGCTCTCGTCTAATGGGTCATTGGCTGCGGCATCAAGTTGAGCTATTACCGCACTATTGAGGTTAACATTGTGAATTACGACCTCCTGCATTCCAGCAGCAGATGATGGGTCATTGTTGGTAATTACCATCTCAAAATACGTGTCTACAGCGCTGTCGCTATATCGTTTTATTAGCTCGGCGAACTTAGATGTAACATAGTAAATTGTCATAGTTCCAGTGCCTTTTAGACCCATTGTTTTAGATCCTGTCCATACATCACCAAGCACCGATACATCTGCTTTGGTTTTATCAACCGTAGCCTTTATGTCCTTTGCATAGAACATTTCTTCGTTATTACCATCTATCTTCGCATAAGCGATGCCAAGCTTGCCGTTAATTGTGTCAAATGGTTCTAATATTTTAGCCATTATCTTCCCTCCTTATTTAACAGTGACAGTCATGTACAGCTTTTCCATGCTGTCTAGTGGCTGTATGGCACAATTGACGATAACATCGCGCTTACTTTCTCCCTGAAGCACTTCTACGTCGTCAGCGCTAAAGTTCTGTATTGCACCAATTTGCTGATACTGAAGTCCAAGAGACACTATGTCAGCCTTAAATAGAGTTCTACCAAGATCTCCATTAGTCATCAATCCCATATACATCTGTCCGAATATCCTTGCTATATCGTTTGCCCAGCTATCCATCACTCTTACTACCCTATTGGAAGTCCAATCATTTGACATACCTTCTGGGATTGTAACCATGCTATTAATGTCAGTCAACACTCTGGCTTTACCATTGTCTGGGTAGAACACAAACTTGCCTTCTCTTATGGCTTGTTCTAGTTGGCTTTTCGTGTACTTAGTGTCAACATCAACGGCGCCATCATATGCTGTGTTCGTAAGCGACTGGTTAACTTCGGCAGATGCAGTAGCTCCAGCCACCCATGCAACAGCCTCTTCCGCTGGTAAAACGGTGCCATCTGCAAGGATAACTCCGTTAGCTACGTTGATAATGCCCAGATAGTCTGCGCTGTTGTTAGCAAGCACGCCAACGATCTTAATCCCATTGTCGTCGCGCAATCTTTTAACAAATGATATAAATAGAGACTGAATAGATGCGTCGGTGCCAGGATAGGCAATCACATTAAACTGTTCAACCTCAATTGCAGTAAGAAAATTTGCATAGTCGCTTGCAGTTGGAGTGCTGTTTGTACCACCTGTTAATGCGGTAACAGATCCTGTGGTAATATCCGATGCGCCAGTGAAGACAACATAATCATTCGGTTTCAGCTGTGAAACACCACCAGTCTTTGGTACAACCTGTCTATCTACTTCTCTGCCGCTGAGCAGTGTTACAACGTCTACCTTTGATGTGTCATCAACGTTTTGTATCACGCCAACAGATATTTTGTTACCTGCAGTGCCTGGATATTTAGCGGTAACAGTCAATCCGCCAACGGTAGCAGTAGCCTTTTGACCTGCCCCATTAACGCGATATACCAGCACTCGCTTAGCTCTTTTTAACGCTTCTGTAAGCAACAGAAGTGACTTATCTGTCGGTCCTACAGCAAACGTTTTTAAGCACGTGGCATTGAAATCACTAGCGTCTACTGGTATGACTTTTGCTGGCTCGCCCCAGTCTAGCGATAGTGGCATTGCTACTACGCCACGAGTTCCAAGCTGCACAGCATGCGACGTCGACACAAAGTTGATGTACGCACCTGGCAGCACCTTGTTGTATGTTACGAACTTGCCTCCGCCAATAGGCATTATTCAATCACCTTCCTCTGTAAAAATTGACTGATTAGTTTGTCTACCTGCTCCAATGTGTAAGTCTCGTTATCAACCAAAATAGCTGATATGATGTCACGCTGACATTCATATCTTTTGCTTCTAATTAGCTCTTCTTTAGACACCTTAATTTCTTCAGAATTAATTGTCTTGTCATCTTCTCTTGACATTTACTACCCTCCTGTATTGTTTTGATAAAGCTCTTCCATTAATTCTTCGTCTGCTTCAATTGCTTCAATTTTATAACGCGGATGAATGCTGATGTCTAACATTATTTGGTACATGTTAGTATCATTCTTAAACGTAGATATTGCAGTTGGATACATGATAAATTGTTTACCATCAGCAGTAACAGTTATCGATTGTAGCGCTTCGGACAAGGTATCGGATACATCGTTAAATTTTAGACTGTCGTCATTCGCAACAAAGTAGATGATTTCTATTGAAATTATTTTATGCACCCTATCATTAAGCTCAGGCTCGGTCCTCGTGTTTGCAATACGGACGAAGAAGTTGCCGTCAGCGCCAGACGTTATTCTTCCCGTGTAGACGCTTTTTGTCGGATATTCTGTTACTATGATTGACGCAATAGCCTGAAGAATGTCATTTGCAGTCATAACTCTAATGTTTCCTTTAACACTGGAACTATGCGTGCATTAAACTCTGACTTGGCATGCCTTTCAAACGTTTCTAGAGCCCTTTTTAAGAAAAATCTGCCTGGCACATAGTCCATTCCGCTTGATACGTAAATTCCACCCTCTGGGTCATGTGGCTGGTAGTTGAATATGTATCCTTCCCAATGACCTGGCACAAAGTGACTTCTGAAGCCATACTCGACATACCATGCATATGGGGCATTGTTGTATACTTCCATCCGTAGTCTGTTGTCTATCCTTACAGGTAATGTGCCGTCCCATTCTACTCCTGGCTCTGGTTCAGATAGCGAGCTGCCATAGTGAAAACTGTTTTTAAGAACTCCACTTCGTATTGTGCCGTGTGCAGTCACTAAGTTTCTAGCTTCAACTACTATGTCATAGCATATAGCCATGATTGTCTCTTCAGTGGCACGAGACATTTTGGATTGAGCTTGTCTGAGCTGAAGCCCGAACTCTTTTATGCTGTCAAATTGTACGCTCACGATATCTGCTCCCTGTTAACGTCAACCTCTTGGTGTGTAGGATACATCTTAGGTATACCGACAACTAGAAACGTGAAGTCTTTAGACTTAGATGTGAAATATCTGCCAAACTTATGAACAACTATCTTATCGCCAGGCTCAACGTCCACCTCAGGTGGCATATAGATTGATGCATCTGTATCAACGAATACGGCTACGTCACGTTCTCTTCTATTCCTACCGATTTGAGTACTATTGTTGTACGTCAGCTGACAAATCACGGACTGTGCGCGGACAGTGAAATTAATTTGTGATAAATTGTTCTTAGTGGTTTTAGAAGGCTTATATACGTCACATGTGTCAGTGTAGTACTTCTCTAATACGTCTCTTTCGAATTTCATTCCGTCATCGTATAGCATTGGCATCACCTATATTTGGTCTACAGAGCCAGCTAAGTAAGGTCTGAGCAACGTCTTTACAATTGGCGCTACGTACGTGTTTGCTTGAAATACTTTACCTACGTCATATGTTTCCCTCACGGGTCCGACGGTGACAGAAGTAATGCCAGATAGCGCGCTCTTAAAGCCAGAGCTCGATTGTACCTCAAGTAAGTAAGCTGCCTCTTCGCATTGAGCTATGCGTACTGCCTCAGGTGTACCCACGTCAAGATATACTGTTAATCCTTCGACCCTATAGTATGGGTCTTGTGGATATCCAACGTCTATTGTGTTAGGATTAACTATGTTTTTAACGCTAGACTTTACAAATTCAACATTGTGTTTTGACACCAAACTACGTGGGAATGCCATTGGTTGGTCTAGGCTGTTTTTAATGCCCTTAAACGGCAATGCGTCAATTAATTGAGCTGCTTGTATCAATACTATTTCTTTTTGGTCTTCGGTGAGATTTTTCCATCTGTTTTCTTCGTCTCCATATCTGGCGTTGAAGAAGTCGTCTGCGTATTCGATTGTGACATAAGAGTTTGTTCCGACCTCGAGTCCCATCTCACCACCTCCAACCAATCATATTGACCCAGCAGTGTCTTGGCATCTTTTTCATCAACTTCGATATAGTTCTTATTCCTCTTATCGTAGAAAACTACCATGCTAGCCTCCTAAACTGCTGGAGGAAGATCTACTCTTCCTCCAGCAAATTATATCCTTTATTGAGCTGTCGGTAATTTAACTTTTACTTTGTAGGCGCAGACTGGTCTGATTAGTTTAGCCCCGAATACAAACAGCCCTTTTACAGCATCAGCAAATCTATTCTCTGGTCTATATGTTTCAATCTTCTCTACATCGTATGCGAATGCCAATGCGTCATTAGTGCCAGCATAGAACCTGAAATTAGCGCTAGCGTCTGGAGTGTCTGGTATATTGTTGCTCATTTTTATCGTAAAGCCAGCAGCTTGTCCAACTTCGCCATTAACTAAGTTCATATACGCCTGTGGAGACGAAGCGTTAGCAATAAACCTGCTATCCTTAAGTAATAGAGCCCGTACTTCAGGTGAAACTACTACCCATCTACCACTCTGTGGCACATTGTTTTTGTTCATCAACGTATCTATATCAACTAGCAAATCATACAGTGTATAAGATGACGTCAGTGTTTTCACAACTTCTACACCACCAGCTTCAGTAAACGCTGGAGTTGCTCCTTCTTCAAACTTACTAGCAATGTACTGGTCAACTACGTCCCTTAGAGAATACGTTGTTTCGCGCATAATGCTTGACATCAAGTCCACTAATACGGCTCTGTCTTCTAAATCTTCAATGAAGAATTGGAAGGCTTTGGCTTCGTCAATGGTGAGGGTCATCTCATCTTTGGTTCTGGCTCTATCTGGTTGCCAACCAGCAGGAAATCCAGTATCTGGAGAGTAGTCGGCTATCTTTGTGTCTGATACGCTAAATACCTTTAACGTTTGCCCATACCTTACTTGTCCGATGTATTGGGCATTTGTTAGTGATCCAAACACAAGCTCCTTACGTAAATCCTCCAGCAGCACAGAACTCCAAAATGTTGGAATTATAGCTGACGCTGGCGTTCCAAATGTTAGTTTATAGCCTGCATCTGGTTTTTCATATTTTGCCATTATTTCTTTTCACCTCACTTGTCAAGTATACGTCCTTCTTTCATGGCTTGTTTAATCTCATCTCGGTATTGTATTATCTCTTCACGTGTCATGTTTTCTATTTCGCTACGTGTCCATACCTTCGACCCAGACTGTGCAGATGCTGGAGCTGAGGGTTGCCCTACTTTTACCGCATTGCTACCAATTAAATTCTTA